GATCCAGTGGTACCGCTTAAGAATGTTGTTCCGGCTGATAAATTAGCGGAAAACTGTGCAGTGGAGAATCTATCAAAGGTGGTGGTACCTATATCAAATAATATTCCCGATATGATCGTGGCCGTGAAGCCTGACAACGATGCACTTGTCCAGCCTGTTCCGGCATAAGTAAATCCGCCAGTTTGTAGGAATGAAAGGCTGCTTTGCAATAATTGATGATTGGCCAGGCTTGTTAATGTTCCCGCCTTGGTGCCAACCAGTGATACCCGGTCCATAAGAAAGCTACTGGTGCCTTCGTTTCCTGCTGAGTTTGAAATATCAAAGCATTCGGCAGCAGATAGGAACCTCAATTGAATGTTCTTGACCTTACATGTGGCATCTACTGCGGTTAAAAAGTCTCCAGTTCCGGTGTATTCAAACATCCCGATTAGAATATCAGTACCATTAATTACGGTATTGTTTTGTAATATGAATCTATCAGATGTTGAAATATCATTGGTTAAAAAGTATTCGGTATCAGCCTCTAATGTACGCACGCCAGATACAGCATCAGGGAAATCACTTAACTGATTAATAATAACTGTTTTGGTTGTTGTTGGCGTATCGGATGCGGAAATCTGTATGCTATCCCCGGCCAGAGCTATACTAATGCCTGACCCTGCGATGAATGATCGCCATTGCGGATCTGTAGTCTCGTTGAATAGTACCTCGACGCCTGAGCCGATCTGATTAAATGCTGTCTTTAAGGTAATACCGCCCTCTGGCGATACTTCAGAGAATAAGCCTACACTGGACTCAATGTTACGGATATTGTTAACTGATCCCTGCTTATTAAGCACTGAAGTTCCAGTAACAGCACCTTCTTGAACAATCGTACCAGTTACACCAAGCCCACTAATGAAATCCTCGTATGTGATCTTGTAGTTAACGCCGTTAACAAAGTAATCCAAGGACGCGCCACTAATGACTGAATCCTGCCCTGGGAACTTCGACTTTTTACGTCCTGCTGCTCTGCCCATTATGATGCTGCCTCTGTGCCTGTTTCTAAGCCGATTGCCCCAGAGGTTTCGGCTAGTATCTCAGCCTCAAGGTCTGGATAAAAACGACTGTATCTTGAACCACACCACTCATTACCCGAGCCTCTTGGGAGTGTGCCAGGATAAGAGCTTGTAGGGATGATTTGGCCTAACTTACGCATGATCTTAAGACCCTCATTAGCAGATTGCGCGAGGGTTTGAGTAACTATACCGCCGTATCGGGGGGCAGACAGTACGCCCATGTTTTCAATCAATCCCAATAATGCGCCTGTTGGTATCGTGACATCATCACCGAGATTATCTACCTCAGTGTATCCAAGGGATACGCCATCAGCGTCTAATGCCAACATGAATACATTCATGTCGAATATGAAGTCTTGTGCCTCATCGGCCTCTATTGGAGCTCCAGAAGCCTGTACTAATATCTTGCCTAATGAGGCTTTAACTATTTGACTTACCGTTGCCATTGTCTGCCGCCGTTTGTGCTTTTGCTCTGCGAGTACGCTTAACTTTAACTACTGCGTCTTTGGCCATTTCACTTGTAACGTTATCTTCTTTTACAGGCTTTAAGATTCTTGCCTTAACTTCTTTCTTGGTCCAGTTGTTATCTTTAGCAAATTGATTCAAATTATCAGTATCAGCTAGGTCTATCTCTAATCCAGATTGTCTAATCCAAATAGCCATAATTGTTCCTATAAAATAAAGGGGCCATTACAGCCCCTTGTTTGGTTATGGAGTTCCGAAGCCTTGACCGGCCATGAAGGGATTCATCACACCCAAGGCGTAACGTAAATCAATACGAACCTTGTTAGTATTTTTGGTGAAGTCTGAACCTTTACTTACTCGCAGTGAGATACCGTCTTTGGTCTGAGCCAGGGTATCAACCGAATCCAACTTATCCATTGGAACACCAGCAAGTACGAAAGCGTCACGATGGAAGAACAGGTTAGGCTGAATACGTGTAACAGCAGCACCTCCAAGAGTAACAACGTCACCGGCTGCGATAGCTTGAGATACACTGTTGTACTGACCGTCAGACTCAAACAATGCAGGCCCGGTAATGGTTAAATTACCCTCACCAGAAGCACCAAGAGTAACCGTTTCAGTTACAGTTCCGGTAAATAGAACCTGTGCGCCCGTTTCATCAATCACCGGCTCTCGTGTAGCCTGATTGAGTCGGGCAATTGCACCAGCGGCAGCGGTAAAGCTTACAGTCTCACCGGCAGCTACAACCAAATTGGCCTGAAGTGCGGTTACACCGATAACCTGGGTCATAGTGTCTTTAGCTGCAAGGTAAGTAGCTACGGGAGTACCAACAACGGTGCCAGCACGATCCGCACCGGTGCCAGTTAGATAGCTAGCCAGGGTGGTACCTGTCATAACCTTCATGCCAGCAAAGTTATCAGTAATAGACGCGGTTTTGTTAGCGTCCATTGATCCGGTTTCACCACCAAGACTACGCTGATCACTTGCAAGACTTCGCTGGGTGAAAGGATTAACAACATACTTCCAGTTGCCATCACGAGGTACACCAGTACCTTGCATGACTGCTCCAGCTTCGGCCACATGATCCCATTTAGAAACGGCAGTACCAACGGTACCAGCAAGCAAGCCGGTATTCTTCATCATAAATGCAGCAGTATTAAGCTCCATCTTAGTTACTAGACGTTGACCCATATCATTGAAGAATCGTGGATTACCACCGTCTTTTAATGCTTCGTCAAACTCCTTGACGCTTGCAAAGACAGTCAGTTGGTCCTGAACTGTAGCGGTAGCTTTACCAGTCTGATAAACAGATTCGGTTTCTGAGGTTAAATCGCCGTCTGTAGTCTCACTGACTAGCCAGTCGGTAGGTCGCTTAACGTCCACGTTGTCGCCGCTGTTAACGTCGAAACTACCTTGGAACATTTGCGTGTTGATGTTTTTTGATAAGGTTCGTGCCGATTGAAAAGCCGGGATAACCTTGTCCATAAGTTTTCGTGAAAAGTTACTGTCGAATGTATTAGCCATGAGTGTTGCCTCTATTAACTATAGGTAACTCCCTCCAATGCCGGGTGTTTCTTCTCCGGCGAGCCAGCACCGTTTAATATTTCGGCTGGCAGAGGTGCACCTGATTTCTTTGGTTTCAGTGCGGCAGCTTTGGCTTTGATATCGTTGTAAACAGTAGCTAAAGTTAATGCATTCGCCCCGTTAAGAGCTTGTATGGCTGCCTGGTCGGTTGCTAAATGTAGCAGCACTACGCCACCATCTTTATCACCCATCATTGCTTGAGCTATTGCAGGGTTTAACCCCTGGCTGTCCACAATGTTACCCGCCATCTGCAAATCTTCTAACTTAATCCCAGCAGAGGTAGAGTTTTTAACAAACTCATTTCTGAGGTTGTCATGCTCTTGCGCCTGCTGTGTTTGCGCCGTTATCGTAGCTTGGTAGCTTGCCTCTCGTTGCTGCTGTTGCTGGTAATCCCAGACGGCAGCGTCTTGTGTGGCCTTTTGGAATGCTTGAATCTCCTCTGGTTCTGGATATTCTGGTAGCTCCTGTACTTCGGGCCGCTGTATCTCACCTGATTTCTGATTAGCTTCTGCGATTTGCCGCTTTAGCTCTTCATTTTCCCGCTTCGCTTCTCGTGCCTTAAACGCATAATCAGCAGCCGCCCGTTGCTCTGGTGAGAACATTGGTTTTTCTTCGTGGTTTTCTCCACTATCTGAAACCGTTTCAGAGGTTTGATCGGTTTGCGCTTCGACTGTTTCCGTATTTTCAACAACTTCAACAGTTTCCTGCACCTCAGCTTCTAGCTGGTCGCTCATAGCATATCCCCTTGGGGTAAAATCGTGATATCGTCACGTACGATTAATTCTTACAATCAATTTAGCATACTTGCTCGCTTATTACTATACGATCATCGCTAAAAGCTATCAGACATTCGGATTTAAATCGTCCTGGTTATTTAAAGCAGTTCCCGTTATAGCTTCTCCGGTACCGGTATCAAAGCCCTGCTCTTTCTGCTCATCAGTTATAGCCACTGCCTGGTTAATACCAGCCTCTACCAAATGAGGGCCAACAAAGGTCTGCATTGCATCCGTTAACGTCTTAAGGTTGTTGAATGTGTCGTTGAACTGCTGCTGCTGTTGCTTCTGCTGATCAAGGAATGCGTTAAATTGCTGAGCCTGTCCGTCTTGGTCTAACTTCTGCTGTCCTTGGCTTATCTTGGCAGCATTAACGTTAAACTTATCGTCGTTCTCGCGCTGGAACTTGGCTACGTCAAGCTGTACTTCCTGCTTGCTTAAATCTAGTTTCTCTTGGGCCTGCTGAAGCTCAATCATCTTAATCTGCTGATTACCTTGAATCTCTTGCTGCTTGTTCTGTGAGTCCTGTAGTGCCGCCTGACCTTCTAATAGAGCGCCTTGCGCTGCCATTGTAACCGGGTCGGGCTGTGGTGGCTGATTAGCCTGGGCCTCTGCTGCTGCTTGTGCTTGCTGGTTTTCCTCTTCTGTCCATTGTGACTGGGGTATAGAGCCTTCTTTGATCTTCCTGGCTCTGATACGTTCAGCGATGTCCTTCATTCCTGGGCCATCACTAGCGTTAACTAATATATCCTCACCTTCCATGATTACATTAGGATCAACTGCGCCTATCTCAAGGATATTGCTGATAGTCTCGCCTTGTCGCGATTTGTACGATTTTCCAGCCGAACAAACTACATCATAAATTCCTGTGGATAGGTCGTTAATAGTGACCATTTCTTGTGTCTGTCTATCTAGCCGGGTAGTGTTTAGCGCCTCCATTGAGAACTCACCATTCTCCCCCAGTATTCTAGATGTGCGAGTACCGTCATAAACGTGTCTTGCACCTGTTAGCCATACCTTGAACGTGTAGCATAGCGCTATTTCATGGCCTTCAGTCCAGTCTATATCACCGGTATCGCTTGACTCTTTGAGTTCGTCAATAACAACACCTGATCTAGCATTCATCTGGCCCGGTGTCGCAACACTAAACTTATTAGCCACCTCTTGCATGTCTTGGGTCATGCTGGCGGCAATGATTTCTAGGCCTGGATTGATCTGAGCGCCACCGTTTTGCTGTGGTATTCCTGGGTTTTCTGGATCAGGATTATAGAACTGGACGGGATCGTTGTTAGTGTTCATTGTTGCCAGTGTATCTGCGAAACCGTCTGCCTGCTTAGGTGTCATCCAGTACTTAGCTCTTGGCGCTAATGCGCCCTCTCCAATCTGCCTGGACCTTGTGTAGTTGTAGATTCGTTGCATGTCCATCTGTTTCAGGGTCATACCGCGATAGGTAATGACATCGTCAATAACAGAGAACTTGCCGTACTCAGGGCATAGGGAAATCAATTCAAAGGGTGTTTCCTCGGCATCTTTAAGCCATCCTTTACCATCAAATTGGCGTATCCATTGGCGCTTAACCTTTGCTGTTCTTCGGGTATCTTCTGCAATACCCTCTAAGGCTAATTCATCTTTTATCTGATGAAACTTTGCGTCATCTTCGTATACACTACCATTAGTCATTAAGATTAATACGACATCAGTTTCTTTAAGGTAATATACCTGACCTACAACTACATCGTCAGTGGACTTCTCTACTGTTGTTGTTAGCTTATCCTGAGATACAGACATACCAGAGCCTTTCGGCCACTTCTCTTTATACTCATCGAGTGCGAATGATGTGAGCTTGAATGCGTGCCTTGCGTCTATAGGTGTTCTGCTGAGAGAAGCATGATCGAACCAAACCCTGTCAATCCAATTAGTAACAGGCTTGAATAATAAGTCTTGGTGGAATGATTTAGGGTCAGCAAAGTCATTGACTACCTCCCAACCATTAAGCCCTGACTCAACCACTTGAGTAACTGCCTCATTGAATATGTGATCAGCTCCACTCATATTTGAAGAGTTGCGGATTAATCCCGCTAAGGTTTCTGCGGTATCTTCGTCTGCTGTATCGCTTACAGGCTGGACCTTAATACCGAAGTCTGACTTCTTGATTCTTCCGGTAGTTTCCTCAATCAAAGGAGTGGTTTTATCAATAGTATAGCGTGGCTGATCGCTCTTAGAGTCCCATACTCCCTGCTCCCACATACCATTCGGAACGTGCAGGAATGCCCGCTGCTCTCTTGAGCTATCCCGGTATACCTTATCAGCGTCTTGGGCTTTTGGTAGTAGGTCGCTGATAATTACATCATGGTCGTTATAATCTGGCATTAATTCCACCCTGCGAAATTGATTTTCTTGGCTGTTAATTGCTTTTGAGGGCTATACATAGACATCATTAGCGCGTCTGCCAGGTTAGGAGAGGGTAATTCATAGGGCTTTTTAGACATTTCCAGCTTACTCATAATCTGTATTTTGCCATTACTATTGCGCTTTAGAGGTATTCTACATAGCTCTGCCCGCAACTGATCTATGCGTGGTATATCAGATGATAAGCTAATTAGTTGATCTGGGTCAATATATTCGTTACGTGTTACCGCTCTAAATGTGTTATAGAACCTATCTCTAAGCTTCCAATAGTACTGCGCCCTCTTGTTTCTGAACGTGTCCTTATTGGTCTTTCTGTTCTTATTGTCTTCGTTATCACTGTCGATATAGGGTAAATCAGGGTCTTCTGCTCCTTCGCTACCTTTGAATATAAAATACTCCATCTTCTTTCCTGATAGAGCTTCACTAACCTGGCGCTTAAGACTTATACCTAATCCGTCACAATCCCAGACAAACCAGTCCGCTCCTTGACTTATGGCTTTATCAATAGCCCAATCCATGCCCTCGTTACTGTCTCCACTTACGTTCTCATCGACATCGAGTACAACTGAGCCATGCCGTAATGCATAGCCCTTGCTGTCCGCTCCTTCGTCTGAGGGGTCATGTGATGCTATCAAAGCACCGGTAGGCTTAAACCCGATCTTCTCATGGGCATCTATTGCAGCCTCAAACCATTCTACCGGTATGATAGTATTCTCTACTTCATCGTAGTAATGGCCTAGCCAGATATGATTATACAAAGCCCTGGATAGCGTCTTCTCGTCGTGCTGGCGTTCTTGCTCTAATACTTCAGGGAATAAGGGGTTGTCGTTGTAGTTAATCCACACTATTAGGTGAA